GTAACAAAGGGAGACTCAGGATCAAAAGGAACTGTATTTTTATTTGCAGTGATATTAATTTCACTTACAAGTTGATCAGCAAACTTACCTGTGATTCCTAGACTTCTCAAATCAAGTAGAACAATATGATTGTCTGTTCCTCCAGACACAATATTGATACCATTTTCAATTAATCTACCACCAAGAGATTTTGCATTAGCAACAACTTGAAGACAATATTCTCTAAATTCTGGTTTAAGTGCCTCACCGAATGCAACTGCTTTAGCAGCAATTACATGTTCCAATGGACCACCCTGAGTTCCTGGAAATACTGCCTTGTCTAATCTCTTACCCATCTCCACATCATTAGACATAATCAACCCACCTCTCGGTCCTCTCAGGGTCTTATGAGTTGTTGTGGTAACTACATCTGCATATGGAAGTGGTGATGGATGAACACCTGATGCAACCAATCCTGCAATGTGTGCGATGTCTGCTAATAGATATGATCCAACTTCATCAGCAATATTCCTAAACTTACTAAAATCAATCGTTCTAGTATATGCAGAGAATCCACAAATAATAAGTTGTGGTTTACATTCCCGTGCAAGTTCTAATATTCTATCATAGTCCAGTCTACCAGTCTCATCAACTTCATAGTGGCAAACATTGAACCACTTACCAGACATATTAACTTTTGATCCGTGGGATAGATGACCACCATGAGATAGATCAAGAGATAGAACAGTGTCTCCTGGTTTCAGAAGAGCAAGGAATACAGCAGCATTTGCTTGTGCTCCACTATGAGGTTGGACATTTGCCCACTCAGCATTGAATAGTTTCTTTACTCTTTCTCTTGCTAGATCCTCAATTTGGTCAACCCATTCACATCCACCATAGTATCTTTTACCAGGCAATCCTTCTGCATACTTATTAGTAAGAATTGAACCCTGTGCTTCCATCACATCAAGAGACGTGAAGTTCTCACTAGCAATCATCTCTAGATGATTCTGTTGTCTCTCTAGTTCTTTTTGAATAAATCCGTTAACTAATGAATCGTTGACTTCTAAACTCATAATAATCTCCAAAAAAATAGAGGACTTACTGGATTTTGCCAGTTATCCTCTGCGACGACGATATTCAATTTTTATTTATTCACTTGCTCATCTCCCGATTGTGTCATCATTGCTGCTCCAACAAATGAAGCAGCTAGAATAAAAATCGTTGCTAATAATGCCATAAGTAGAAATGCTTACTAGATCTATATTTATACATTGGTAAGCATTTTGTCAACTTATAATTAGGGTTTAAAGATAATCCCTTCTCTTATGTGCGGCTGGAACAATTTTTCCAAGTTGAATACTCAGAAGCCCATCCTCAAAGCTAACTGATCTAACTTCCGTCTCGTCACTGAGTGTCCAGCACCTTGTGAAAGATCGTTGAGCCACTCCTCTATGGATGTAATCCGTGTTGGTTTCTCCGTCTTCTCTTTGCCCTTCGACAAAGAGTTTACCGTCTTGTGTGTAGACATTTACTTGTGCTTTTTTAAATCCAGCAAGGGCAAGTTCTAGTCTCGATTCTACGTTGCTGACCGTGATTAGATTGTAAGGAGGATAATTTGTCGTTGTTTCGTGCAGATTAAACAGACGATCAAAGTATTCATCCATACCGATGCTATTCTTATTTATACGCTCAAACAACTGATTTACGTTGGCGGCATTGTACTTCATTAAGTCCATTTGTACTTCTCCTTTAAAAGCAAGATTTGATTGTGTGGACCCTTTCGGCATCCATCATTATTTATATCATAGCATAAAAAAACGGAGTGTTGAACTCCGTAAATTTTTATTCGGCATTCAGTACACTAAAATCTAAGATCTCTTCATAGTCATTTCCGATAGAAAAATTAAATGAAACTATTGTTTTTCTATCGGAAAAATTTGTTGTTCCTCTATGTGCAACATGTGCTGGAAAGATTATAATATCTCCTTCCGTAACAGGTATTTGATGATGACTATGATTATATGGAAATACTAGTTCTGTTCTAGAACTTCTTGCAGGAAACTCCAGATAGTAAACACCAGTATATTGTTCACCATGCGTATGCCAATTATGCATATCACATTTGACATATTGTTGAAACCACATTTCAGTCAACTCGATTGACTTGTATGGTGTCATTGAAAGAAACTCATCTATAGAATTATAGAAGTGTTTTTCAAAAAATTGAATCCAATCTCTTTCACTATCTCCACACCAATCCCAATCAAGTCTAGAGACACTATCGATAGATCCTGGTTCTCTAGTTATAGTAGTTGATTGTGTTTTATCAATTTTGGAGAGAAGTTGATCTCTAATCAATTCATGATCTTTTACTCTCCCCTGGAAAATGAAATCCTTAAGGAGAATTTTTTTCATACCTCTTCCTTTTTCTTCTTAGATCCAATATTGTATTTTTGCTCTAGGGTCCATTCTCCCTTTTCCTTATAGGCAATAACTTTAATCTGATTAAGTGGAGCAATATCCATTATCTTTTCTTCTTCCAACAGTTCAACCAATCCCCAATCGACAAGAAGTTTAATAATTCTATTCCTGCGTTGAACATCATTTACGGTAATATTTGCATATTTACCATCAAGAGCAAACAACTCTTTGAAGTGAACGATATAATACTTGCCTTGCTTATGTAGAATATGACATGACTGATATAGTTTCTTTTCTTTTCTAGAAGCAACACCAATTCTGGTCAGAGTTTCACGTACCTTCAGGAAGTCATCTGGTTCACGAAGATTGATCTCTACCATCATAGAAGGAGACCAAGTAACCTGAGGTTCAACAATTTTAGTCATTTTTTTCCACCTTTTTCAATCTTAGATTTGATAAAAATAATTTGTTCTTTGGAAAGAATTCTTAAAGCTTCTTTTGATTTCTCGTTGGAATATCCATAATATTGTTTAATGGCATCCAGATCATCAATTTTCTCTTTACGAATCCAAGGAGAGAATCTTTTCTTTTTCCTCAGACTATTTAGCAAAAAGGAATATTGCATATCTTTATCTAAGAAATGATACTTGTTCATCTCATTGGCAAACATAATCGCATCAAGGTGCCCAGATAGACACTTGTTTATGATAAAGGGTGGGTATTGTTTAATGTTATCGTGGTTTTCTTTAATAAGGTTTTCCTTATTAAAGTTTATTGAGTTCATCCAATCTTTCAGTTCCATTGTTCCTCTAGTGGTGTGAGTGGAGTAAGAGAGTAATTTGTAACCAGAAGTTCAGTCTTCACATTATCCTGAGTATTCTTGTCACCACGATGAACCATAGAGTAACGTAGTTTCCAATACTCAAGATAATACTCCTTGTACAACTCAAGAAGACGATCATTTACATTGTAAGTAATCATGAAGTCGTGAGGACACTTATATACGTTCTCAGCAAATACCTCATGATCAAACGATCTGTGCATCTCACGATTCTTTCCATACAGAAAGTCTTTGATGTCATAAGGAGGATCAAGGAATACGAAAGTATTCTCAGGACCATCGGCATTCATTACTTCAGAGTAATCAATATTAGTAATCTTCCAATGCTTAATCAGTTTAGAAAACTGTGCAAGTTTATCTGCACCAACTAGAGAGAAGTTAGAATTAGCAGCAGTTCGAGAGAAAGAACTGTTCTCAGTCAATCCAGAGTAACTGCACTTATTCATAATAAAGAAGGCAACTGCCTTCTGGAAATTATCATAGGTATCAATCTCAGTAGCATACTGATTGAACAATTCCTTAGCAAACTTATCTTTCTCTTCTTGAGTGCCGCTCTCAAGCATCTTCTCTTTCTGCTCCCTAACACTTTCAGAAAGGTCTTGACCACGATCACGCAGTTGAACCCAGAAATTGTATAGGGGCACATATAAGTCATTCACCCAGACAGGAATATCTGGATTCTCTTTAGTCACATCAATAGCAATAGACCCACCACCAATGAATGGTTCACGATATTCAGTAATAACTTTTGGATACCATTGTGAGAGAGTCTTAATTGCTTTTGACTTACCTCCAGGGTATCTCAAAGGTGTCTTCAATGCTTTCATAATAAAATAAAAAAAATCAGAGGATTAGTTTTTTAGAAGGTGGAGTTTCAATAGTAGAATACATCCTTTCATACTGCTCTATAATCTCATCAGCAGGATTTTCAATATAGATAACCCACTTACTTTCAATAGTAACAGGAATTCCCTTTTTAATCAAGGGAGCCCAAGGAACAAATCCAACAGTACCATTCTGATTAGGAATAGGACTAATTGCATTTCTAACAAGAATAACGTTTCCTTCCTCTGCGAATTCACAAATGAATTCTTCACCAGAAGATAGTTTAACAAGTTTTACATTCATTTCATTTACCTAAATTTTAATTATACAGTGTATGGAGCACTTTCTGTCCATACAGTTCCCCTATGAACACAATTAAAGGGGAGTGAAATTCTTGACTTATTAGTCAAATTCTCATAGACATAATGTTTCATTATTGATGGGAAAATTAAAACATCTCCATTTTTTGGTTTGTGAGTATAGTGAGATCTATTGTAAAGGTTATCATCTACATTTTCAAACTCTATACCATTTCCAAAAATATTTTGCTCTCTGATGAAAGAAATGTCTCCAGAGTCAGGAGTGACATCAATGTACCAAACCGCACTAATTGTAGAATTAGTATGAGAATGTTCATGGCACCACTGCCCACTTTTATGAAGATTAAACCATGATGCGATTACTTCAAATTCTACATCCTTAGTGTGATTAAGTACATTATAAAAATAATCATGCACTAATAGAAGTAACTGTTTTTTACATTCCAGTAGAGTTTTATTCTCTAGCACATCTTCTACACGACTTTTGTATCCAGTACTGAGTTTTTCAAAATGAAACTTTTTTTGAAGTTTATTTACATAGTCCTCCATGAAAGAAGGGACTTCTAAAAAAGATTTATACAATGGTACTGAGAATAGATCGACAATTTCACTCATCTTTAATAAAAATCTCTGGGTTCTTCAGTTTTATGGAGAAGAACTCCATCCACTTTCAAAAGTAATTCTCGCATACCACTATGCAAAATACGATATCCAGTGCCAACATATATTTGACCCAAGACAACTGCTATGGTAGCAGTTCCCCAGAAGACATAGTAGAATCTAGATTTTACTTGTGCTTTTAGTTTTGTTTTTTTCATGTAAATTTACACTCCACCATAATTTCAGTTAGTGCTGCAAGAACATTAATTTCTTGGTCAGCAACAAAGGCAATTTGATATTGATACTTAGCAATGACGAGTACAGCAGCAGCAAGAGAAGGTCCATCAACTGCATTTACAAGACCATCATAAACCCTACGAAGAATTAGACTGGGATCATTATCTAGATTAGATGTAACCCATTTTCGGACATAACCAAAGTCTTTAACTTTTAGATTCTTAATTAGATCCTCAACACTTATATCAGAAAACTGTGCAAGGATGGCACTGTCAATATTACCCGATACCGAATATCGTTGACACTCATTAAGAACACGTCTCCAGTCAGGGAAGTGCTTATTAATAAGTTCTACCAGGACCTTGTTATCATATTCAACACCTTCTGCAACCAAGATTTGTTGGAGACGTTTGAAGAATTTGGCTGCAAGTCCCTGTCTATCTTTTCCCTTAATTCCGAATTCGACCACGGCACATCGGGAGTGGAGAGGTTCAATGATTTTATTTTTAAAATTGCAGGTGAAGATGAATCTGCAGTTGTTATAAAATGTCTCAATATTTGCCCGTAGGAGGAGCTGTACATCATGGGTTGTGTTGTCAGCTTCGTCAATAATGATGACTTTGTGCTTTGCTTCAGATGCCGAAAGTGATACGGTCGAAGCAAAGTTCTTTGCTTGGTTCCTAACTGTGTCCAGAAATCTTCCTTCATCAGATCCATTAATAACGTAATAATCGACACCCAATTGTTCACAGAGTGCCTTTGCCACTGTGGTTTTTCCACAACCTGCGGGTCCTGCAAGTAATAGATTTGGTATCTCTTTCTTATTTAGAAAGTCCTTAAACATAGTTTTGGTATGTTCAGGTAAGATACAATCATCAATAGTTTTGGGTCGATACTTTTCAACCCAGAGGAAATCAGTTCTGTTCATAATAATTTAAGTATGTAAGGTATGCCAAACGGCACCAAAGCTCATGTGACCATGGAAGTATCCTGCCACTATAATAGCAAGGGTTGAGCAAATAGTCAACGCAAAAGGAAGAATTCCTTTTGGAAATTTTCTTTCGACAATCTCAGTAATAAAGTGAGTCTGATTCTTCATCTCATCAGGCAATTCCTCGGACCACATGAATTCAGAACTTGTTTCATCAAGAGTTGGTTCAAACATTTCATCAACATCAACCAAGTAAAGTAGAGTTGGTGTATGTGTTGCTCTTGCTTCCTCCACATCTGGAAACACATAATTTGAAAATCCTACAAGTTTGAAGTTTGAATAATACCTTCCAACCTCCCTGGTATGAACTCTCTCAGCAAGTTCTTGAACGGTTTCTTTAAATCTAAGTCTTCCTCCAATAACCCAGAACACACCCTTTACAGGTTCTTGTGTTCTTTTGATTAGAAGAAATTTATTCTTATATCTAAATGCAAAGTCCACACAAAAAATTGGCATGGACTTCATTATCTTTTGATATTCTTCTTCTGGTATAAACATTATTAAATCCAATCAGGTTTGCGTTCGGGAAGACGAAGGTAGTTATCTTTCACC